GCAAACACTGTAAGACCAGGAATCAACCCGCCATCGAGTGAACCACTGAACGCGATATTAAGAATCGGGAGTTCAGTCTTGATTGGTTGTTTCTCGTTGAAGAAAGTTGATTTTGATAGTACAGATGAGTGTTTGACAGTGCCTGCTTTGAGCATTTTGTCCATTAGACTCATGTAATATCTCCATTCATAATTTGGTAAAGTCGATCAGCAAACGCATCGAGTTTTTCATACCGATCGGGCCAATAGATATAATCCTTCTCTGGATTGTTCTTCAGATTATTAATCAAAGGCATTACGGTATCATATAACATTTTTGCGCGGCTGTCAACCGTTTCTAATTGAGAAGATAAATCTTCTGCCGAAGCCTGAGCAATACGAACTGCTTCCAGTTCATTCTCATCAACAGCAGTAAAGCCAAAATCAAAGTCTAAGGGGTCATTGACAATAGCCATGTTTGTTCTCCTTAAAAAAGGGGGGCCGGGTGGCCCCCATCTACTTAGGCCTTAGCCAATTCCTTGAAGATAGAAAGGTCATCATCATCGTCGTCATCGACAACTGGATTAGCCACTTCCTTCATCATAGGTTCTGGTTCAGATTTCATTGATGAACTCAGATCAAGTACATCTTCCTCTTCTTCCTTAAAGGGGTCTGAAGAAGCTGCTGCATTACCAAGATCAAGAACTCGATACAATTTCTGCTTGAGTTCGTCATAAGACTTGAAGTTTGAAGGGTCGAGCAACTCTTGGAGAGAGTGTTGCTTTTCCCAAATTGCTTCAAGATCTTCATCATCATCTGACAAGGCCGAAGGAGCATCAAACTCTGACTTGTCATAATTAGGGTATCCTTCAAATTGACGGATCTTCAATCGGAAGTTTGCACCTTCCCAGAAGTCGAAAGGATTGACTGGAGCCTCATCTTCAAAAGATGGGTTCATCAGATCATTCAACTTGTCGAAGATCTTCTTGCCGAATTGATAAAGGAATACCTTTCCTTCGTTCTCAGGATTTGCAGAATCCTTCACGACATAAACATTGGCGATATACTTGAGTCGACGCTTCTGTTTACGAGCCAGTTCCTTATCCGATTCCAGTCCAGAGTTCCACAACTTAGAGTTGTATTCTGATACCGGATCATCTTGGTTGAGAGTCGTGAGTGAATTCTCGATGTACCAAAGACCAGTAGGGCCTTGAAAGCCGTGGTCCCAAATACGCACGAATGGCATTTCTTCACCCTTGGGAGCAGGCAAGAATCGCAGAATGGCGAAACCATTCCCAGCCTTGTCTCGTTGGGGTTTCCAGAATTTACCTTCGTTTGGATCTGAATAGGTCTTTGAGGACAACTTGTCTAGCTCTGCATTGAGCTTGTCAAGTGATTTGGTACGATTCTTCTTGAGTGCTGAAAAGTCGTTTAGTGCCATAGTTGTTTCTCCTTTATATAGCGATGTATGTTTTTAATATTGCGTTGTATGTCATAACAAAAAGTGATTCTTGACATAGTCTGAGAATCGCTTGGGTTCGAAATCTAAGAAGGGTTTATACTTTTTAGATTTGCGTATTATATCACATGCTACGAACTTGTCAAGAACTTTTTCGTCCCAATAGGGAAAAATCTTAGCCAGATGCGATAGGATGGTGAACGTCTCCAACGATATCTGCTTCTGCAAGAGCAGTGTCATAATATAAGGATGTTGTCCTTCATGTGATATAAAGTTTTCCTTGTAGTCATCTTTCAACGACTTCAAGTCGGATTTAAAAAGATATCCGAGTGACTCAATTTTCTTTCGCCATTCGTTATAGATTTGTGCCCCTTGGGGCTCTACGATATCTCTAATCCATGTATCTGGTTTGACCAAAAGATTGGCCAGTAACACATTTTCCCAGTCTTCTTGTCTCGTCAACTTCCGAAAGTAGAATGTGTCATTGCGTGTTCGAAACGTCTCATAAGACGCCTTGACCTTGCCATTATATTTATGATAGTCGTACTGATCTGTCGTAAAATGTTTCTTCAGGGCAAGGTATTTTATATACGCTGAGTACGCTTCCTCATTTGCATAGGTCTGTGAGATCTGCCTCATCTTTTTGCACCATTCGTAGTTGTACGGCTTCGGTTCGAATTTTTTCTTTTAAAATCGAAGACTTCTTAATTACATCGGCAACAGATTCAATCTCCAAGTTATTTCTTTCCGCGTACTCGACAAGCGCATCGATGTAGTGAACACCACTTGATATCATCTTAGATATCGCGTGATGAATTTTTTCAGGGGTCATAGATACTACCATATTATAAGGTTCCTCTTCATCCATTTGTTAATCCTTGCTATTATATCAAGTACTGATACAAATGTCAATTAAAGTTTTAATTTTTTGTAATTGAGGGCATCGAATACCTCTTGTGAGATATCATTAATGCCCGATAATCGCCACGGAAATGATGATGTCCCATAGTAATTTTTAGGGACACCGGTGAGATAATATTCAACCATCGACTCCGTAAAGTCTGGTGAGTTTTGGACTGAACCAAATTTGGGCAATTTCGTGTCCTTTCCTGTTCTTGTCCATCCATATTTAGACTCGATCTGATTCAAAATTTCTTCTCTACGCTCATCGACTAACATGTCTTCATAACGTATTACGAATACATCTAATTTGGTATCTAGCACCCACCCTCTTGCCCAGGTCTCGTAGATCCTGCCTTGAACCTTAACGTCGGGGTATGGTTGCATTGTTCCATCACTAGAAGGTAACCATTCCATCACATCAATCCCAGCAGAACAATCCCGGCGGAACTCATACATCGTTCGATGGAATGACATGTCTCTTCTGGTGAAAATAGATTCAGTCCACATGTAAGGGCTTTTATGAATTGCTATAACTGGGGCACTAGGTGTCCAATCGGGGTCTGGTTCAAATCGATGTTTGTAGATGTCGGACTCGGTCCTTTCATTATTGATTGCACGTACACCAAAGACCTTATCGAGGAGCGTCACAGTCATATTAGTGCCCGATCTCATTAGGCCAAAGATATAATATCGAGGCTTCATAAGGGTTTATATCCCATTTTTAACATCGTATATTTGTCTAGTCTTTTGGTGATTTGGGCGATTGCGTTTGCAGATAATTCGACCGGGGTTTGTTTCTGATAGTATTCTATTCGAGCATCGTCCAAATCACCACTGTCGACAATGGAACCGGCCGGCCAAAATAAGAAACTATCCATAGGAATCCACTTGTGTGTCTCACGCCATTCAGGTGGATTAAATTCACCTATGATCTTATCACAAGCCATACGAAGGATCGATTCCTTCACCCGATCATCAATCAGGTCTTCGTATCGAAGAATCCAAATTTTACCGTAATCGATATAACTTTTTGTTTGATTGACCCAATGATGATAGCACTCGTTCCAAATTAGTGCAAGTGCTTCAACATCGATCCCGTTTATATAAACAGAATCTTTGCTTTTCAGATCTTCGTATATCGTTTGGGTTTCGAAAAAATCTTTACGTTTTCTAAAGACAATCGATTCGATCCATGTATATGGATTTTTGGTTAGAACCAGTGCTGGAATATCTTTATCGTACGACCAGGCCTCGTCCATGTTGACGATATGTTTCCAAGGCTTTCCCCAGTCTTTGAGAATGGGAAAATCTCTATTCTGGATCTCTGACCCGTCATAATTAGCCTCAACCACCCTTTCGAGAAATTGAGTTCCGGTTCTTTGCAAACCGAAAATGTAATATGGTATCATAATATATTCCGTTGTGGTGTGGAGTTTTTTGGTGCCTTACCGACGGCCAGGAACTCCACTAAAACCTGAATTACTTATTTAGACTTGGTGAGGGACCTCCTCACGTCGTCTACCACAACCTTTGCTGTCCTGCGTCTTTTCAGGCGGACACTTGATCACTGGATCGATTATATCAATCGAATGTTGGGCGTTAGCCGCAAATGAAACTGATATAATCATAATCAAAGATACTAAAATGTTTCTTTGAGTTTTCATAATATTCCCTTAGATCATTGGGATGTAGTAGCCAGAATTCATCTGAGCTTCTACCATATATTCGGGATACATGATTGGACCTGCGAGGCCCATAATACAGGCACCGAGCACAACAACTGCTAGTGCATAATTTCTTAGTTTTATCATCATGATGCCACCGTCAGTACAATCATTGCGGGGGCAATTAGTAAAGAAGCTGTAAGTGTAAAAAACATTTGAGCTTCTTCTTTGCATAAAATTTTCATTAACCCTCCCTTGCTGGTGCAGTTACTTTGTAACCTGCTTTTTCCCACTCTTCGAGGGTTCGGCAAATTGTCTTACGAGTAGTAAGACCTGCAACA